ATATCGCGATCAACCATGATCCGGTGGCCATAGCCATGCACATGACCAACCACCCGGATACACAACACTTTTGTGAAAACGTCTGGGATGTTGACCCCAGGAAAGCGGCGGCAGGTAGGCCGGTAGCTCTGGTGTGGTTATCGCCGGACTGCACTCACCATTCAAAAGCCAGGGGCGGCAAGCCTAGACAGAAGAATATACGAGGATTAGCATGGGTGGCAGTTCGCTGGGCCGCCACAGTAAAACCAGGGGTAATTATTCTCGAAAACGTTGAGGAGTTTGCCGATTGGGGGCCACTGCTTAAAAACGGCCAGCCTGACCCAAAGCAAAAGGCGAGAACGTTCAACACCTTTGTTAATGCCTTGAGGCATCAGGGTTACAAAGTGGAATGGCGGGAACTCCGGGCTTGTGACTATGGAGCTCCGACTATCCGCAAGCGTCTATTTCTGATTGCCACACGTGACGGCAGGCCAATTGTCTGGCCGCAACCTACCCACGGGGATCCGAACAGCGCCGAGGTCAAAAGCGGGAAGCTGAAACCATGGAGGACGGCGGCAGAAATTATTGATTGGTCAAAACCCTGCCCGAGCATATTTGACACGGCGGAAGAAGTAAAAGAAAAGTATGGGATTAAGGCCATCAGGCCGTTGGCTGATAACACCGTGCAAAGGATCGCCAAAGGAACGCAGAAGCTGGTCATAGATAACCCATATCCGTTTATTGTGCAGGTAAATCACAGAGGGGGAGGTTTCAGGGGGCAAAAAATAAGCGATCCTTTGCAGACGGTTACAGCGAAACACGGGTATGGGGTTGTATCCCCGCACCTAACACCGTACACCATGACAAACACTTCCAACGCCGTTGGAACAAGCGCAGGTGAACCGCTAAACACAGTGAGAACCGGTGGCGGGGGCGGGCAAATGATTATAGCCCCATACCTGACGCAGTATCACAGTTACAAGGGCGACGGCTTTCGGGGGCAGGCGGTGGATAGGCCGCTAATGACGGTTGACACAAACCCACGATATGGCCTGGCGGCGTGTTTCCTGTCGAAATATTACGGCAGAGGCGGGGAAAGCAGTCCCAAAGAACCTCTGCATACCATCACATCCAAGGATAGAAACGCCCTGATTGAGGCCCATCTTTGCGTCCTGCGGAACAATATGGACTGTAAGGACACACGGAAACCAATGCCAACAATAATGACCAGCGCCGGCCATTTTGCGGCTATCAAGACGATACTGAGTAAAATTGATGGATGCCAAGACCTGGGCCGTTGGCCGGAAGTCAGGGAGATGCTTAACAAATACTGTGGTTACCATCTTGCCGATGATGAGATATTGCTGTTTCAAATAAATGAGGAACTGTATTTTATATCAGACATCGGCTTAAGGATGCTGGAGCCAAAGGAATTGTTTGCCGCGCAGGGTTTCCCGGCTGATTACATCATCGACCACGACTTGAAAGGGAACCGGCTTTCAAAAGCCGCACAGGTGGCGAAGTGCGGGAACTCAGTGCCTCCAGTATTTGCGGAGGCATTGACGCTGGCTAATCTGCCGGAGCTGTGCAGCGGGGAACTGGCAATGCCGGAAGTGAGGGTTAAGACATGAGCAAAAAGCAAAGCGTGTTTTCATATGCCGAATTACAGAAAATGCAGTCTTGGCCACTTGAAAAGAAAATCGAAAAGGCGCAGGAAATAATCCGCGAAACATTCAAGCGCGGTAAGAAGGTCGCCCTTGCGTTCTCGGGTGGCAAGGACAGCACGGCATTATGGCATTTAATCCGCGAAAATTGCCCCGAGGAAGCTAAAAACATGGTAGTTATTTTCGGCAATACTGGCGTCGAGTACAGAGAATCCCTTTTGTTCGCCCGCCAACTTGGACGGGAATGGGGCGGCGAGAATTTCTATGAAACAAAACTAGAGCGGTTAAAAGTGCCGCGCTTGAGATATGAGGCCCAAAAGGAAGTCTGGGCGCTGATTGAGGAGCGCGGGGAAGCTGGTAAGTATCTGAACAAGAAGGGTCGCCTGCTCTCGACAGACAAACTTAATAATGCTGTCACGCCGGAAATGTGGGACGACTTTCGCCGCCGCAAATTGGTCTGGAAAGTCGGTACGCCTATCAGCTTTTGGTTTATCGCGGAACAATACGGATTCCCCATTTTAGGTAAAGCCGCCACGAAGCTAGACGCACCAAGGATCAATATCAATGTGTTTTTAAAATACAGCACGGAAGAATCGAAGGGGAACGAGGCGTATTACACCATCCTGCGAAAATTTCCTGATTTACGCATATCGCATTCCTGCTGCGTTTTTATCAAAGAATATCCAAGCCAGAAGCTGCAGCGGGAGCTTGGTTGCGACACATTGTTTCGTGGGCTCCTGGCAAGTGAATCCCGCCGACGCACTTTTGTCTTTCTTGACTATGGTTTTTTATATAAGACTGCTGACGACTATTTATATTCTAACCCCTTGTCGGTTTGGACGGATGATGATGTTTGGGAGTATATCCACTCCCGGGACTGCCCTTACGCGCCCCTGTATGACCTGACCGATGAAAACGGAAATAAGCTCTTTGCGCGAAACGGCTGCTATACATGTGGGACAGGCCTTGCTTACAAGGGCAATAACATCGAAATCCTGCGGAAACATTACCCCAATAAATGGGAGGCGCTAATGAAGTACGGGATGGCGCGGGAGATGAAAACATTCGCCTGTGCTATCAGCGACGATATAAAGCTAAACAACATGGAACATGATTGGCTGCTGGATATGAGGCCATGCGCATTTGACAGGCTAACACCAAGGGTAAATATGTTGGAGGATTTGTCGTATGGGACACTGTTATTTTAGACCAATAAACAAAAATATGATCCGGAAGTGGCTTAGATATGAAAGATGTTGCAGGCACGCAGCAAAATGTCTTGAGCGGTTACAGGAGAAGCCGGCAGATAATTTAACCAGTTAACCGGCAAATGGCTGGAGAATATAAAAGGAGATGATGTTTATGCCAACACAAGAAATGTTCAGTATTGAGAAACTTGCTGACGGCGCCCTGGCCGAAAAGATCAGGGACGCGCTTGCCGCGGTGATCGAAAACATTGCGGACCCGAACACCAATTACAAAACCAAGAGGAAACTCAATATCTCCCTGTCTTTTATCCCGGATGAAAAAAGGGAACTGGCTGAAGTGGCCATGGAGGTCAAGCCAACACTGGCCCCGACAATGCCAGCCAAGACCAGGGTATTCATCGACAAAGACAGAAGCGGCAAGGTGGTATGCGCGGAATACCGCCACGGTATTCCCGGTCAGATGGCTATGATTACCGACGATGCCGGCGCGGTAAAGATTGAGGATCCCATTACTACCGGGCTAAAGGCAGTCAAGTAATTAAATAAAGGGGAGGGCTTAATCCATGATTAGATCGGCATTGGAATTTTTAATCGGACTTGGCGAAGCGAAGATTCAGGAGATCAAAGGCGGCACTTATACAGACAAAAAACTGACGCGGGTTTTTGAGCAGACTGCGGATGATCTTAAAACAACTACCCTTACCGCCCTGGTCGATTACATCAAATCCGGCATTGACAAAAAGTACAGCGATACACTGCTCATTCATGTCGTGTCGCCAAAGGTTGTAACGCTCGAGAGTGAACTGAACAATGACCGTGTCAGAGAAACGTACATGAAATGCGAAGTCATGTTGCCGAATAACATTCGGTTTGCCCAGTTTACGGGCACTGAGGAATTTAACATCATGTTGCAATCTAGCTTTATTGACACTGCGGACAAGTCCCTGCTGCTACAAGTTACCGGGTTAATCAAGGAGAAGGACGTAAGAGAAACCGGGGACGATGGAATCAGCCAGGCTGTGACTGTTAAAACCGGTATCGCCAAGATTGAGGATGTGTTTGTACCTAACCCAGTTGTCCTGGCGCCTTACCGGACATTCCCTGAGATCGCGCAGCCGGAAAGCAAATTTATCTTCCGTATGCAGACCGGTCCGACAGCCGCGCTATTTGAAGCTGATGGTGGCGCCTGGAGAAATGAGGCCATGGGGCGAATTAAAGCCTGGCTGGAAGAGCAGTTGGCGGAGTTTAAATATATCAAGATTATTTCGTAGATCAAGTGAGGTATAGGACGGCGCTTATAAACAGTGTCGCCCATAAGTACATATTTACTCAGACGGCGGTAGTTCAACGGGAGGCGCGGTAGATTTGGCAAACCCACAACCTGATGAGTTTACAAGAATTTCAAATGAACTCTATATGGCTATTATGCAGACGGACTTTTCAAAACGCCAGAGGAGTATCTTGGACCTAATTATACGGATGAGTTATGGTTGCGGTAAAAAGTACGCACTTCTCCGTCCCATAGATTTTGAACTTGTAGGAGTTTATAAATCACATATCACCAAAGAGCTTAATTATTTACAAGCGGTTAAAGTTCTTTTTATAGAAGATAACCTTGTCATCCTTAATAAGAATTATGACGATTGGAGGGTGAGCCTTGTTAAGACTGCCAATATAGATAGATTAAAAGCTCTAATTAAAAGAAATCTTGATGGTTACCAAAACAGTAACGAAGTTACCAAAACAGTAACCAACGATAACAAGGAAAAAGTTACTGAATCAGTAACCGAAAATCAGGGAGATATACAAGGTGAGGTTACTAAAACAGTAACCGATCAGGACATACAGCCTTACAATGGCGTGGGTTGCGGGGATCCGAAAGAAATACTGGTTAAAGATCTTAAAGAAATAGTGGTATCCCCCCCTACCCCCCCAAACGAAAAACCCAAAAGCATTGAGGACGTCTTGACACGGTTTCCCAGATACAGTAACGGGCAGTTGACCATCATCCGGGAATACTGGGGTGCAGTCAAGTTTACCCGCCAAACCGGTAAGGTCGCGGCATCAGTCATCGCAAAGAACATGGAATATTGGGAACGGTTTCCTGTTGAGGTTGTTCTCAAAGCTCTGGAAATCCATATGCGTAAGTACCAAACAAGGCAGGAGGATTATACAGCCGGTATAATGCGCCGGCTGACGAAGGAGGTTAAAAGAGATGGACCAGGCAGTATTAAAACTCCCACAAAGACCGGTATCATCGACCGGAGTCAGTTCTTATTCGACACCGGTTAAATGTAAAATATGCGGTGACCGGGGGATTGTTCTGGTTAGGGGCGGAGAAGCGGTGCAGCCCTGTAAGTGCATGGAGCAAAGACGCATGGAGAGGCTTTTTAAGACAAGTAAAATCACCCCCGCTTTTCGCTCAAAAAATTTCGGCAATTTTAAAAATGACGGCCTGCCGGTTACTGTGAGAAGAATGTTTGAGAGTGCAAAGGACTATGTGAAGAGGTTTAAAGACCTGGGTGAGAATAACTGGCTCGTTCTCCTGGGAGAACCGGGATGTGGAAAGACGCACTTATCAATGGCGGTTGCCAATAATCTCTTGTCCAAGGGCATGGGGATTCTTTACTTCCAGTACGTTGAGGGAATGAGTGAAATGAAGGCAATCCTGAGGAAATCCAGTGATATTGATAAAGATAGCGTATTGGACGAACGGCTAAATGCCATGAAAAAAGTTGAAGTCCTTGTCTGGGATGACCTTTTTAAGGGTCGCGACATTCCAACGGATTTTGAACTCGAACGGACATTTGAGGTTTTAAATTACCGATACCTGAATCTTTTACCGACTATTATCAGCAGTGAGCGCAATGAAGAGGAGCTTTACAGAATTGACAAGGGCATAGCCAGGCGGATTATTGAACGGGGTAAAGGGCACATGGCGATTATTGAGGGCATTGAGGCCAATTACAGTCTCAGGGGAGATAAATAACAGTGCTATGGATATTTGTAAATACGGCTTAGCAGGTTGCGGGAAAAGATGTTGTTTCCATTGCCCCAAAAAGTGCGACTTCGCTTGCAACCAGAAGTGTCAGCGATATTACGATCACTATAAAGATAATGTCATAATCCATTACGCAGCTAAAAACTTAGCACCGGACCCTAAATGGCGGGAACTTACTGGCGTTTTATTATGCACCGGCAGGGGTAAGGGGCCACGTAACGTCCTGGTTAAAACCGAAAAGGGTAAAGTCGTAGTGCCAAGGCTTAATGCAAGGTATTTAAAATAAGAGGATGTTGAACACTTGGAGAGAGTGACCAATGCCTGCAAATGAATGCACTATTTGTTTAAAAAATGTCTACCATGGCGGTAAATGTAATGGCAAGCATAGTGCGACCCCATGTTTATTGTTCGAAAATGACCCAAGGGGGCATAGGGTATACGATGATTCATGGCTTAATGTAGACTTTGGCAGGGAAATACCAGTGCCGGGAGGGCAAACCGAAGCAACCGTAAGAGGTGTTGATAAGACGCTAAACATAAGCAAAATAGTAAAAGTCAGGTGGAATCATAGCAAAAAGACGGGTGCTTTACTGGGTATAGATGTGTATATAAAATTCTGGTACTGGTCGGATGAAAACGGAGTAATAACCAAAATGCCGAATTTGAAAATTGTTAAGTGAAGGGTTTTTAGGGAGGTGTGATTATGCTTAAAAACATGAAGGTTGGCCGCAAGTATTTCATTATCAACATTGATGAACCCTATGCTGAGAAAATATACCAAGTTCTTAAAGAGGGGCAAATGGCAAAAGGTGAATGGCCCGAAGGAGATATTTCTTTTGACGAGTGGAAGAGGCAAACCTTTGAAGCTGTTGACAGGGAAAGCCAAAGAGAAAAACACAATTATCGCAGTGGGATGTAGGAGGCAATAACCATGCCCAAGCCAGTAAAGCCAAGGGCGCCCAATGTGATCATTTCCAATCATGCATTCGAGCGGTGGCTGGAGCGTGCAGATAGGCGCCCCAAAAAAAAGGGCAGACTTGCAGCATTTATCGAAAATCGTTTATATAACGACCTACGTTCTGGTGGAGTAGAGCTGAGCGGCTTGTCCGTGGAGTTGGACCTGGGCGGTGGAATCAGGGCGGTGCTTCGCCTGGGTGATATGGGTTGGGTTTGTACAACGGTTATTGATACAAAAGAGGCGGGATAATCCGCTGGAGGTGGTTATTACTGACAAGGGTTACTGAGCAATTAATAGCAGAGATCCTAAGGCAGGCACAAGAACTTGACCGGCTCCAATATGGAGAGGTTGTCCTGAAAGTCAAAGAAGGCAAGGTGTATCACGGAGAAATCAAAATATCTTGGAAGACTGAATCGAGGAACGATAGGTCTGAGCGGAACGCTTAGGCCTTTTTACTTTGAAAGGAGGGGTTTGGTTGAAAAAGCTAATCCAGGAGTACAGGGAATCCCTAAAAGCGCTGCGGCAAGGTAAAGTCGCTCCTTTATACCGTGCTGGCATGGTCTCTGATACCCAGTGGGCAATTGACTACATGAAAACTGGTAATATACCTGCGACCAAGTGGACGGTGGCCAGGTGGAACCGCGAGGATCGCGAAATATTATTTGATCCTCATATCATGGATAAGTGTTTTACTATACCTAAAACCTCTCCTGATGTTTCGGAAGGAATCAAATCCTTTTTAGATCATATACTAAAAAGCCTATCACAGAAGGAAAGAGAAGCGTTTATTCTTATCTATGGCCAGGGATTTACATACCAAGAGGCGGCTGATTACATGTGTTGCAGCCGGGGTAGTATTCAAAACTATATTCGCAGAGCTTACAAGAAATTTATAGGCTTGGGGGATTATGTTTCACAAAAGCAGGTGATCTTATGAATTATGTTGAGCCAATCAGGGATCCGGATATAGTTGAAGAAATAGCTAATTACCTTAAAGAAACCAATGTGAGAAACTATATCATGTACCTTTTAGGAATCTATACCGGATTGAGGATATCGGATATTTTAAATTTAAAAGTAAGTGATGTAAAGAATCGTAACAATATTAACATTAGGGAAATAAAAACAGGTAAGCAAAAAACGTTTGAAATAAATCCAATCGTAAAGAAAGAATTGTTTAACTATGTCAATGATAAAAACCCCAATGAATACCTGATCAAGTCCAGACAATATTTCAATAGACCTATAACAAGGAGCATGGCTTATAAAATATTAAAAGAAATTGAAGGTATGTTTTCACTTGAATGTATTGGTTGTCATACCCTGAGAAAGACTTTTGGGTATCATTTTTATAAACAGACCAAAGACGTTGTCACACTGCAAAAGATTTTTAACCATGGCCATCAAAGCATTACGCTTAGGTATATAGGGATAGAGCAGGAGAGCATAAACACTGCCGTTAGGAAATTTAAAATATTTTAATTTTTTTTCTTTTTTATTTAAGTTACACATATTTAGAGTAGGTGTAACCGCATAGGGTGAGTTCTTGTAATTGCTTACAGTGAGAGTCGCTATAGGATATTTTACGAGTTCAACACAATATAAAGATATGTATAACTCACAGACGAATCTCTTCTTATGATAATACCCTGTGGATAACTTCATAAATTTTTGTCTTACAAAAGCAAGCTAAGGGTGTAAGGGTTTTTTTGCGGTTTTATTTCTGCGGGTCCTTCCTGAGGGGTGGAGGAGTGCGGGTCTTCGATGCCCCGATATTCCACCCAATATAGAAAAAATTTACAATTACGTATTTTCATTTGGAAGGTATTGGATAGGATGAATAAGGTTTTTTGTAAAATGATAAATGGAAAAGTATGTCTAAACACTGCAGTTATGGCTGACGTTTTAGGTATAGAGCAAAGGACTCTTCAAGAGTGGTCCACCAGGGAATGCCCTAAAGAGGCCCGCGGGTGGTGGAGCATAAAAGATGTTTTAACCTGGAGAGGGCTTTTAACCCCGGGCGGCCTTAAGACTGATGAGCAAGCTGAGGAGGTGTCAATCAGCCACAAAAAGCTTACGGCTGAAGCCACGCTAAAAGACATAAAAGCAAAGGAAGCCCAACTCAAGCTTTCCATTGTCCAGGATGAGTATATAAGTAAAGAGGAAATAACCGCTGAGCTGCAGCGGTTTTTCGTTGTGATAAAGAGAAGTATGCTGGGCTATAGCCGCATGATAGGCACAGAGATTTCGCCTTTTGTTGATCCGGTCAACGCCAGGAGGATCGAAAAGATGATAACGGAGTTGACACTTGATGCTCTCGAACAGATCAGTATTGATGGGGTATATAAGCCGCCGAAGAAAAAAGCCAAGGCATAACTGGTCACCCTGGCTCTTTGCGGCTCTTAAAATATTTAAACCACCCGAGCGGCTCACGGTTTCGGAGTGGGCGGACAAACACCGCATCCTGGATGCAAAGACTTCCGCGGAGCCCGGCCAGTGGCGGACCATGAGGACCCCTTACCTGCAGGGAATCATGGATGCGTGGAATAACCCGGACGTCGAAGAAATTATTTTTTGCAAACCTACTCAAATTGGCGGCACTGAAGGCCTGAATAATATCATCGGGTACATCATAGCCCAGGACCCCAGTCCGACGCTGATTGTATATCCGACATTGGAACTTGCCGAGTTTACCAGTAAAAACCGGGTGCAGCCAATGATCAACCTGTGCCCAGATTTAAAAGAAAGGTACCGGGACGGAGACAGCAAGATCCTGGAGCTGCAGTTTGACGGAATGTATGTTGTCCTGTCTGGCGCCAATTCTCCCGCGTCACTTGCCTCCAGGCCGATCCGGTACCTGCTCTTTGACGAAGAAGACAAGTTCCCGGCCAGCGCGGGAAAGGAAGCAGACCCCAAAAGCCTGGCCAGGGAGAGAACAAAGACATTTGCCTATAACAAAAAAATATTCCGTACCTGCACACCAACAAAGAAACACGGCTCGATTTGGCAGGGGTGGGAAGCAGCTGACAGTCAGCTGCGTTTTTATGTACCCTGCCCGCACTGCGGACACAGCCAGACGCTGCGGTTTAAACAGATAAAATGGCCGAAGACGGCAAAGACCCCAGATGAGGCCCAAGCAACAGCTTATTACGAGTGTGAGCAGTGTCAGGGAATTATCACGGACGGTCATAAACCGGGGATGATCAAAGCAGGCGAGTGGCGTTACGAGAAGAACAACGGCACCAGGATAACGGCATTCCATATAAATGCTATTTATTCGCCCTGGGTAAGGTTCGGAGATGTGGCTTATGAGTTTATGAAGTCTAAAGACTTTCCGGAGCTCCTTATGAACTTCGTAAATTCCTGGCTTGCTGAACCCTGGGAAAATACAGAGGTTAAGCTGAACTCTGACAAGGTCCTTGAGCGGCAGAGCGATTATGAAGAAGGAGTCGTTCCGGACGGCACCTTGTTGATTACGGCCGGGGTGGACGTTCAGAAGAATTACTTTTACTATACGATTCGCGCCTGGGGTACCTCGATGACCAGCTGGAACATAGCCCACGGCATGGCCGATACCTGGGACAACATTGAGTACATCATGAACCTGCCGTACCAGGATAAACGCGGTCAAGTATTCCAAGTTAACCTCTGCGCCGTTGACTCCGGAGACCGTACCGATGAGGTATATGATTTTTGCGCTATAAACCAGGAATGGGCGGTTCCGGTCAAAGGCTCATCAAACCCGTTGTTATCACGGTATAGAATCAGCACCATTGATAAGACGGACAGCAAGGCTCACGGCCTGCGGCTGTACCTGGTTGACGGCGGCCAGTACAAGGATATGATTGCCGGCCGGCTTAACAGGCCTAATGGTCCGGGGGCCTGGATGGTATATAAAGGTTGTGACCGGGATTATACTGAGCAAATCTGTTCGGAAGAAAAGGTTTTAGAGAAAAAAGGCGGCAGGCAGGTTGAAGCGTGGAGGCCGAAGAGCAGCCATGCCGCAAACCACTACCTTGACGCCGAAGTATATGCGGCTCTGGCTGCTGACCTTCTCCATGTCCGGTACCTGAGAATAAACGACAATGCCGAAGATACGCCGGCGCCGGAAAAACCGGCTCAGGATAGTTTCTTGAAAACCGGCAGTTCATGGCTTAACCAGAAAGGCGGGTGGATCAAATGACAACTCAAGAGCAGCTCGAAGAGCTAAAAGATAGAATTATAGAAGTTGAAAAAGCCCAGGAATACAGTATTGGCAGCAGAAGGCTAAAGCGCCCTGAGCTTTCAGTCTTATATCGGGAAAGAGAGAGGCTTGAACAAAAGCTGGCTCAGGAAAACGACGGCGATACCTTTGTAGCCGCATTCGACCGGAGGTGATGAATATTGAATTGGCTGGATAAAGCAATAGGTTATGTAAGCCCTTCATGGGGGTACAGGCGCACAGCCTGGCGCCAGGCCATGAGGGGCTTTTACGATTCCGGTAACTCTGACCGGCTAAACGCTGGCTGGACGCCTGTAAACGCCACGGCGGAACAAACCGACTCCCCGCAGCGCGACATCATCCGGGCCCGGGCTCGTGACCTGGAGCGCAATAGCGATATTGCCGAGGCCATTATTGGTCCCCTGGAAAGGAACGTGGTCGGAACCGGGATAAAGGTCCAGGCCAAAGTAAAAAATGCCGATGGGACCGATGACGATGAGTTGAACCAGCAGATCGAGGACCTGTGGGAGGAATGGTGCAAGCCCAGGAATTGTGATGTTGCAGGCCTGCAGTCCCTTGCGGAGATGCAGAGGATGGCAGCGCGGCGCCTGGAAGTTGACGGCGGAATAATCTTTGTCAAGGCCTACACCAAGGGAGGCACAGTGCCGTTTAGTCTGCAGTCCCGTGAAGTAGATGAACTGGATACCGCAGTAAATTGTCTGCCCGGCCTGGGGAGGAACCGTGTCTGGAACGGTATTGAGCTTGATGAATACAACAAACCGTTAGCATATTGGCTTAAGAAATATACACCAGATGGATTTTGGACCGGGCAATCAGAGCGGATTGAGGCTAAGCGGATCATATTCCTTTGGCAAAAGACCAGGCCGACGCAAATCCGGGAAATGTCTCCCCTAGCCAAAACCGTGCCTAGGGTCCGTGATGTGAACGAGTTTGTCGAAGCGGTAAGCGTGAAGGAAAGGATCCTTGCCTGCCTGTCAGTGTTTATCACTAAACAGACCCCTGCCGGGGTAGGGAGGGGAGTGGCTGCAGGTAGAACGGATACCCAAAGCGGGTATAAGCAGCAGACTGTATCTCCCGGAATGATTAAGGAACTGCAGCCAGGTGAGAGCGTCACGGCTGTGACCCCTTCCGGCCAGGCCACAAGCGCCAAAGATTTCATAAGCACGCAGCAGCGCCTGGCGGGATCCGGCCAGGGGCTCTCTTACGAGGCTGTGTCCAGGGACATGTCCCAGGTTAACTATTCGAGCGCCCGACAGGGACTCCTTGAGGACCAGCGGACCTACGCCATATGGCAGCAGTTTTTGATTAACCACTTCTGTGAGGAAGTGTACACCGAGTTTGTAATATCAGCTGTTCTTTCCGGTCAGCTTAGTATCCCGGACTTCTGGCAGAAAAAGAAGAAATATCTTAAGCATGCTTGGATTCCCCCGGGGTGGAGTTGGATAGACCCACTCAAGGAAGTCAATGCAAACAGTAAGGCACTTGCAACGGGACAGGACACGTTAGCCAGGCTGTGCGCTGAACGGGGAGAGGACTGGCGGGACGTTCTGAAGCAAAGAGCGGCGGAAATGAAACTGGCTAAGGAATTGGGATTAGATATTTCAGGAGGTGGTAATAAGAATGCCGAAGCGCAGCAACAAACCCATGGTGGGGATACAGGAGCCTAGAACCATTGCTGCTGAATTTCGGGCTGTGGAAGGAAACGAAAACCAGATTGAACTTTCATTTTCATCGGAATACGGCGTCAGTAGATGGTTTGGGGCAGAAGTCCTTCTTCATGATGAAGGCGCGGTCAGTTTTGACAGGTTAATGGCTGTGGGGACCGTGTTGTTTACCCACGGCAGGGATGTCAAATATGGCAAAATGCCCATCGGTCGAATCGAAAAAGCCTGGCTGGATAGTGAACAGCGCAAAGGAAGGGCGATTATAACCTTTGACGATGATGAGGATAGCCAAAAAGTAAAGAATAAAGTCCTTAGTAAGTCCATCAAAGGGACATCGTTCCGCTATAACGTAGACAGCTGGGAAGAAGTTATGCCTGGTAAACAGTCCTCAAATGGGAGATTTACAGGCCCGGCTTATATCGCGTTAAAATGGGAGCCCATTGAAATCAGTATAGAGCCTACGCCTGCCGACCCTTCAGTCGGAGTTGGCAGAGAAGCAGAACAACCTAATGCCTATTGTAATGCTCGAAGATCGGGGGTGAGCATCCAATCTCTGAGCATTATCGAAAGGCAGCTTCAAATCAACAAAAATTTTTTATAGGAGGATATGAGAATTGAACAAGAAAGAACAGCTCAAAAAGAAACTGCTGAGACAGCAGGAAATTGTAAGCGGCGCCAAAACCGCAGGACGTGATTTAACCACTGAAGAACAGGCTGATTTTGATTCTCTGCAGCGGGAGATCGATACTCTCAAAACTGAAATCGCGGATGAGGAAAGATCGGAAGAGCACACGTCTAGGGAAAGAGTGTA